GGCAAATTCTACGAGATTGAGTTCTGCTCAAAATGGTCGGACTCTGCAGACGGATCCCTGGAGTCATGGAAGATGTGCAGATCTATTAAAAAATTAATGACCACAAAACAATATTTCACGGGTCGGAACAAACATATTCTCCACGACCCATATCTGCACCGAAGAGCTATACATGACGGCTTCTCTACAGAGAAGGTGTCGCGCCTCATAGAGGACATGCTGAAGGTCTAGCTGGACTAGCTCTAGCGGCCTCAGATACCGGAGGAGTAGCTGTTAAGCACTCTTTAAAAGGCCAAGCCCGTCGCTTTCGCTTAATCGAGCTCGGACTACGAGATGGAATAGTACGTTAACAATAGGATGGGCTACTCTCTCAAAGATCTTTGGCAGCTCAAGTAGGAGAAGGTTATTTACGCTGGTCGATCCAGAGAGGGACTATCAGATATAAAAGGAAATATGGCAAGAACCAAGAAGGCCAAGGGAATGAGACCCGCAACCGCGCTTAAGCGCGAATTGAGACAAGAGATTAAGAAGGACGAGAAGGCGCTCGTCAAAACTATCAGCAAGGCTATGCACTCCTCTAAGGAGCACAAGAATGGACAAATGTAGCAAGTTAAGAATGACCGAGCTTCGTAGCAAGTGACGCGCCCGAAGTTCAACCGCGGAATGCTACAGCAGAATACCACGACTAACCAATGTCTTACGGCATGGGACGAATAACTGGTTGCCAAGCAACATCCAGGCCAATTCAACGTGCCGTATGTTGCCGGCATGAACGTGAGCAATCTACCGACAAACTGTTTTTCCGTGTCCAACAGCATATCCAGTGCTAATGTTTACCGCTCTTCTACTTACGATGCCTTAGGGACAGCTGATTATACTCTAATCTTTTGGAGTTCATCTATGACTGCCTTTTCAGGGAACAGTGGGCAAGGCAATATACCACCCTCCGACAAGCTAGGAGGTCTAGTTGTCAAGTAGATTGAAAGCAGCGATTTAGACACGGCATGGATAACTAGAGGCATATTCACAGAGGCGGCGTCGGCACACACTATGTTAGAGGCGTATGGCTCTGACATGACAGGATTCTCCGCCGGAGGATTCGTGTGGGCGTCAGAGGCGACATTCAACATTCTGGCACCTGCAGCTAACATTGTTGGCTCCTACTATAGGGGCACCGTTCAGTATGGTCAGCTTCCTGCGTCAGATTCACAGTCAGGCTTGTCACTTAGACAGCTCATAGAAATTGCTGGCGACATAGAGGTGATGAAGCCGTAGTTTGTGATGCGTACGGGCGTAGTTAATCACAGTATAGTGTACGAATCACAGCAGGCACAAGGCGATGGGCTTTCAGACAATCAATTTGTTGGAGAGCTAGTGAACTTTGTGATTCTTCAGGACGTGGCCAAAAACATAACCACAGGATAGAACTCCCTGTATTCGCTTCAGATGAACATCAAAGGTAATGGTGTATTCTGGGGAAAGCCTTCGGACTCAATTGCGAACAACTTGTTCAAAACTTCCAAACAGCGTAAGAGTCCTATGCCAGGAATGCTGGCAGGTGTTGAGCAGAATCCAAACGCACCAGCGCGTAAACCAAATAGCATAATGGAAGGCGCAAAATACCTGCTATCTAAGGCTTGGGAAAACAGAGGCACTATCATGACAGTGGCGCAGTCATTAGCACCATTGCTGATGGCTGAGTAAGAGGATGCCGAGGAGTGTACCATTAAGGTAAACTACTTACAATCCCTTAATGACGTGAGCAACGCGCTGCAAGCATTGCAGCAGCAAAATCCGTACTTCGAGGTGAAGGAACTAGCGGAAGCGATCTAGACTGAGAGAGAGAGAGTCAGAACGTATCCTGATCGCTTGGTGCCAATATCCCCGACAGTACATGAGGGCAAAGAGAAATCTGAGCCCGAACCACAAGCAGTGCGACTCGGTTCGCAACCAACCAAGAGACGGTGATCTCGCCCGGCTGAACCCTCAGCCACTGCCCGGCCTAGCCGGGCAAAATAACGGAAGCAGTTAGACTGCTTCCAGAGCACGCTGCCCCCCCGGGAAGACCCAAAGCGGCAGCGTTTTTCAGCAATGACAGGAACAGCAGAAGAGTAGTATCGAAT